CATCCGCAAAAGCTTGTTTCGCCGCCTGAACAACTTCTTCATCTGTTGCATCTGGACGACTATAACGAATATTTTCTCGAATCGTTCCTTTAAATAGCCAAGTATCTTGCAATACCATTCCAACTTTTGAACGAAGAGAATCCACTGTATAATCTTGAATATTATGTCCATCAATTTCAATTGCACCACTTGTAATATCATAGAAGCGCATTAATAAATTAATCACAGTTGTTTTCCCTGCACCTGTTGGACCTACAATCGCTACGGTCTCCCCTGCTTTAACATCAATATTCAAATCTTCCATTAATGTTACTTCTGGAGTATAGCCAAATGAAACATGCTTAAATTGAACATCTCCAATAATAACTGGAAGTTCTTCTTTATCACCTTCTTCTTCCATTTCTTCGGTCAAGTCGGGATCAGTGGAGTACAAAATAAAGCCCATGTGTGCCCCGTTGCTAAAATAGCGACGGCGAAATACTGTCGCATCAGAATTTAGCAATGCCGATTGAATACCGCCTACATAATCGGGCGATCCATAAACTTGTTGCATAGGGTCGTAAAGTTTAATGAAGATAATATCTTTCGCATCATAGCGATAGATTTCTTGTGCGGTATCATAAAGCGATTTTTTCATCAAATAGGAATAGCCGCCATCTTTGCGTACACGTAAATAAAGGCTGGAAAGTGGAACTAAACGCACCACTTGCCCAAACCCATTACGCACTTTTAAAAGCCCAACATCCCCAAACTGAATTAAATTTAAACACAGTGCGCGCATTTCCATTTTAGACAAGGCTTTACCCCCCTCATAGGTTGCACTTACCATATTTGCACGGCTATGTAATATGCCACCGTGTTGTGCATTTTGATGAGGCAATTTTGCCAGTGCGTGACGATTTACTGGTGGTAAATAGCAATTGTAATTTTCATCAAAGCCTATGCCGACATAATCCAATGCGGGCGAGGCTGTGATCTCATTCAAGGAAAAAGTGCGGTCATTAATTGGGGCAATAACAATCCCTTTTTTATTGTCTGTTTTTACATTAGTTTTCATTTAGTACGCTCCATCTGCGACGTTTGCGAGGTTTATCACTTAAGGATTTTTTATTAATGGCGTTACAAATGGCAAAGAATACATCAGCGTGCTGCGTTTTGACGGTGCGTTCTGCCGTAAATGTCATTGTATTGCCGCTTTTGGTTGATTGGTGCTTAATCATTAAAAAGCTCGGTACAATATCTAATTCGCTTTCGCTCCACTCAATTTGCCCATGCTCAACCAAATCATGCACTTTCAGCACCATGCCTGTTTTACTTTCGGGGTTGTAAATAATGGCAGTGGCGGCACGGCGGGCAAACTCTTTCACTAATTCATAAACCCCATAGCCCACGCCCGTGGCATCAATGCCGATGTAGGTCATATTGTATTTTTCATAAAGGGCGCGAATTTGATTGGCTTGATAGACATAGGAAAGTCCATTCCATTGATAGCGTGCAAGCACGCGATATTTTTCGCTTGGTAACGCAGGCGGGGCAATAATCACAAAGCTAGCCCCATCGCCACTGTGTGCGGGGTCGAATCCGCCCCAAACTTCACGATCACCAAAAGGGCGATCCGCTTTTGGGTTAAAGTCTTTCCATTTCGAAATATCTACACCACATTTTAAAAGTTGATGTACGGTGAAAATTGAATCCGCATCATCAATCCAAACACACATATAAAGCTGATTAAATGCGTATTTGCTATAGCGCTGTTTCAGTTTCTCAATATTAAATAACGTATCTGCACCGCCTTTTAGCGCATCTTCAATCGTCACCACATAACGCCACTGACCATCGGGGCAAAGTCGCCCACCGTCACGCAATTCTGCAAAAGTTGGGAATGGCACGTTTTTGCGTTTAGGGTCGCCATCGCGCCAGTTGTCGCCACTCCAAAAAGAATAGGATTCATGAAATTTGGAAGACGGCGTACTGAAATAGGTTTCACGCCATTTTTCATGTGTTGCCATGGCTGATGCCACGTCATTGAATCGCTGAAAGTCGCGAATCCACGCATATTCATCGCCGTACACGTGGCCACTATTCCCTTGCGACGTATTTTTGTTGGTCGATAAAAAATGCAGTTCCGCGCCATTGCTTAAAATAATCGGGTTGCCAGTCAGCTCAACACCGAAATATTCCCTCGCCATCTTCACGATGTAATTTTTAAAGATTTCTGCTTGTCGCTTACTAGCTGATAAGAATATTTGATTGTCGCCGCTAAAAATCGCATCTTCCAACGCTTCAAAACTAAAATAATAGGTGGCCCCAATTTGGCGCGATTTCAGAATATTGCGCACATCGTGGTGCTTGTTAGCGCGGATGTGTTTTTGATAATCAAACAACGAATCAATAAACGGCTGGCACATTTCGGGGGTGACGTGGGAAATATCATTTTTAACCCGTTTTTTCTTCTTGCGCTCATCGCCGTCACCACTATCAGCAAAGGCGCGCTCATTGCCAGAAACGTCCGCAGGATTGACCACACTTTTTGCCACGGCTTTCGCCACCGTTGCGGCACGTTGCTTTTTGTACTGAATATCTTTATCGATCAGGGCTTCGAGTTCTTTTATTTCCTGATCGCTTTTATTTTCACGCTCTGTCAGCGTGATAATGCGCAACGCAATTAATTCTTCAATCCCGCTTTCGCTGATTAAATTGCGCCAGTTGTATTTTTCCGCCCAATAGTAAATCGGGCGTGTGCTATTTAAACCTAATTCTTCAGCGATCTCTTTCGGTGTGTATTTTTTTAAATATAAAAACTTTGCCGCATAAATCACTTCGTCATCGTAGCGTTTTGTTTTTCTTTTTCTTAGCTTGGATTCAGTCATTTTTTATCTTGCTGTTGTTTTGTGGATGTATTGTGGCAACAAAAACAGCAAAAATTTAATGGCAAAAATTGGATATGTTCGGATATGCGTAGTTATTGATCTATATCCGAATATATCCGAATTTCGCCCCGTGATTTTGCAAAAAAGATCGGCAAAAATGACCGCACTTACGCAAATAAAGCGAAATACAGGCATTTCTAAAATGAACAAATCAAAACTAAAAACTGATTTTATTTGTATCGCCACATCGGGCTACACTGTGGACGGTCGCCAAATCACCGCTCAAGAATTGCACGAAATGGCAGAAACCTACGATCCAGAACACTACACCGCGAATTTATGGCCAGAACATCGTCGTTGGTTCAACATGGGGCAGGTCATTGAGCTAAAAGCCGAAGAAAACGAAAAAGGCGAAACTCTACTTTTTGCCATCATCGCACCAAACCAAGAATTAATTGAATACAACAGAGCGGGTCAGTATTTATTCACCAGCATTGAAATTACCCCGAATTTCCGCAACAGCGGCAAGGCTTATTTATCGGGTTTAGGTGTGACGGATTCGCCTGCATCTGTTGGTACTACAGAATTAAAATTCTTCAACGCTGAACAAAAGGGCAGTGTTTTTGGCGAATTAGTCAAAGTCGATTTTTCTGTAAAAGAAGATATCGAAGAAGATAAAGCATTCCGCGCCGTTGCGAATGTTTTCAAAAAACTATTTTCATCTTCCACCCAAACGGAAGAACAACCAACTCCCAATAACAACAATAATAAAGAGGACGATGCAATGAACGATAAACAGTTCAAGCAATTAATTGATGCGATGAATGGTTTAGGCACCAAAATTGACAGCCATTTTTCAGCTAAAGTGGAAACCAAGCCAGAGCCACAACCAACAGAAAAGAAAGATGAACAACCGCAAGGCGTAACAGCGGAACAGTTCAATCAACTTTTAACAACGGTTCAGGCGTTGGATAAAAAATTCAACGAATTAAGCCAAGAGCAAACCACTGTGCCAACTGGCGTGCCAACCGTTGAAAGCGAAAATGTATACAGCGTAAACGGCTATAACATTAACTTATCAAAAGGATTCTAAACAATGAATAAACAAGCGTATTACGCTCTTGTAGCGGCATTGGCTAAACATTTTAATCAGCCAATGGACTCTATTTTACGTGGTGAAAGTTTCTCGCTTAAAGCACCTGAAGCTGCATTGTTGGGCGAAAACATTCAACAGCGTTCTGACTTCTTAAAGCAAATTAATATGGTGCAAGTAGCGCATATTAAAGGGCAGAAATTATTTGGTGCAACAGAAAAAGGCATTACGGGTCGCAAACAAACTGGTCGTAATTTGGCTAATCTTGATCATACCCAAAATGGCTTTGAATTAGCCGAAACAGACAGCGGTATCATCGTGCCTTGGTCATTATTCGATTCCTTCGCTATTTTCAAAGATCGCCTTGTGGAGCTTTATAGCGAATATTTCCAAAACCAAGTTGCATTAGACATCTTGCAAATTGGCTGGAACGGTCAAAGCGTAGCAGATAATACAACTCAAACAGATTTGTCTGATGTGAATAAAGGCTGGTTAAAACTTTTACAAGAACAACGTGCCGCCAACTTTATGACCGAATCTACAAAATCCTCAGGCAAAATTACCATTTTTGGTGATAACGCGGATTACGCGAATCTTGATGATTTAGCCTTTGACTTAAAACAAGGATTAGATTTCCGTCATCAAAACCGAAATGATTTAGTCTTCCTTGTTGGTGCGGATTTAGTCAGCAAAGAAACGAAACTCATCCAGAAAAAACACGGTTTAACCCCTACGGAAAAAGCCGCATTAGGTTCACATAACTTAATGGGCTCATTCGGTGGCATGAATGCCATTACCCCACCAAACTTCCCAGCACGTGCTGCAGCAGTAACAACGCTTAAAAACTTAAGTGTGTACACCGAGGCTGAAAGTGTGCGTCGCTCTTTACGTAATGATGAAGATAAAAAAGGTGTGGTGACATCTTACTACCGCCAAGAAGGCTATGTTGTGGAAGATTTAGGTTTAATGACTGCTATCGACCACACCAAAGTGAAATTAAATGGTGAAGAATAGGAATTAACACCAAATGGGAATGCGAGATTTTCAACGCCAAATGCAGGCATTAGCAGACATTAATCAAGTATCAGAGAGCAATACACAACAAAGTGCGTTTGCGACTCACGATAATGATTATGCCGTGCTTGAAATCGCCTTACAAAATGATGTGAACGCAGTACGCGCATTCCCGACACGTGCCGAAAAATTAGACTATAAACGCAACCGCTTTTTGCCGAAGTGGTTGCCCTTTGTGAATGAATATTTAGATAAAGGGGCAATTTATCAGAATGATTACTTGGTTTATTGCATTGTGTATTTGTTTGACATTGCTGATTTTGACCGAGCCTTGTCACTGGCTGAAAAAGCAATTGAGCAAAACCAATCTATGCCGCAAGGGTGGCAAACCACATTGCCAAATTTCATCGCCGATCAAATCTACACCGGGCCCGAAAAACCCGCCGCAGCAGGTCAATCCGTGGAGCCATATTTTACGCAAACTTTTAAAAACGTGGCGACCCAGTGGAAGTTGCACGAAATTGTCACGGCGAAGTGGCTCAAATTAGCGGCGGCACTGCTTTTACGCAGTCCTCACGGCAAAGAAAAAGCAAGGGGGATTGATGATGCCGAAACCCTTGTGCTGGCTATCCAATTGTGTAACCGCGCTTTCCAACTCAATCAGAAAGCGGGTGTGAAAAATATGATTGAGCGTTGCATGATGCGTTTAAACGCATTGGCAAAATCGGGCGATTACGACCCGACCAGTCTTCCCCAAGTGGCGGGCTTGAGTTTGGAAAAACAGCAAATTGATTTTGATCTTGTTATTGAAAAACTCACTGCCCGCCCACTCCAAAACAGCGAGGAAGGCAATGTTTAACGGTAGAACGCAAGATTATGACGACACTGTCATCACAAATAACGGCTTTTGGTCGGATATTTATGTTGAAGAGTTTCAAAAGCAACGCGCCATTCCGTTGCAAATCCCTGTGGAAATGGTGAAAACGGCACTCATTGCCGCTATGCAAGGCGTTAATTTAGATCTTGCCGAGGTTGAAGAAAATCACCGTAAAAATGCGGTCAATTCTGTGCAAGAAATTTCAACACAGTGGATTAATGGCGAAAATTATGCCGAAACCCTGTACAAAAAAGCGGTATTTGCCCGCGCCAAAGCGGAGTTACTCCCAGAATTTAACACCCTTTCAGGGCGTGAAATTCACCAAAACCGCGAATACGTGGCCGAGCAAAAAAGCCTATTGGCAGAAGCAACCCACGCTATCCGCACATTGAAAGGTAAAAAGCGGGGATCGGTATGG